GCAATGAATGCCTATGTAGACCTACGTAGATCACAAGGACGTAGACCATTTATTGATGCCCCACACTTTGAAATGATGTAAGCCATGTATGAGATGATTGACATAGTAATGCAGTGGCTTGTAGCTCCTATTATTGTAGTAGTCTGGGTTATTTTTAACAAAGTAACCAAGAACGAAAGAGATATTGCAGTCATTCAGGCTCAACATGAATCTAGAACTCTTCATCACGACAGAGAAATGAAAGAGATGAAAGAGACAATTAAAGCTATCTTTATGAAGCTAGATAGCATAGAACAAACATTGAGAAACAGATGAGATGGCTCGTTCTATTCCTATTTCTTTCTGGGTGTGGATTAACATCTATACTTCCATTTGGTGGATCTGGTGGACCTACAGTTAATAGTAATGCACAGATAGGAAAAGAGAACAGGCAGTCTGTAATCTCTGTAGAGCAAAAAGAAGAAGTAACTGCAGGTAGAGATGTAGTTCAAACTGAAATAATAAAAGAGGTTGAGACAGGAACTGTGGAAAACCTAGACATTACAAACACAAATATCCCACCCTGGGTAATCCTATTACTTATCCTAGGCTGGCTACTACCCACTCCAACGGAAATAGCTAGATCTTTCACGGATTTTGTGTTAAGATTATTTGGACGTAAAGATAATCCTAAGTACGATAGATTCAGATAAGGAGTAGGGGTAATATAGCAAACGTCCTGTGTTCCCCCTAAATTATTTTATGAGAAACTACAAAAAAGAATATAGCAACTACCAAGGTACAGCTGCACAGAAGAAGAACCGTGCTTCTAGAAATGCTGCACGTAATGCTCTTAAGAAGGCTGGAGTAGTTAAGAAAGGTGATGGCAAAGATGTCAATCACCGTAATGGTAATCCTAGGGACAATTCTAGAAAGAACCTATCAGTAACTACTAAACGTGCTAATAGATCTTTTCCTAGAAACAGCAAAGCAGGAAAAAGATAATGGCTATACCTGAACGAGTCAAAAACAAGATGAAAGAAGTTGGCTTAAAAGCAGTCAACAAACCACAACGTCTAAACGACAGTAGTGGTAAATCTCACCATGTTATGGCTTCCGAAGGTGGTAAGTACAAGTATATCAAGTTTGGTCAGAAGGGTGTCAAAACCAATCAGACTGCAGGACAACGAGAGGCGTTTAAGTCTCGCCACGCAAAGAATATCAAAAAGGGTAAGATGTCTGCAGCATACTGGGCTGATAAAGTAAAGTGGTCTCCCTCTAAAACTAAATCCCCATCTAAGAAATGGGTGAAAGGTTCCTAATGTGGATTGCCATAATGTTAGTCTGTTTTGATCCCTCTGCTTTATCCTGTGAAGTGAGAGCTAAACCAGAAGCTTTTTATAGTGAGAAAGCTTGTAGAGAAGAGGCAGATGCCGTAGCTGCAAATATGTTAAAAAGAAATGTATATGCCGTACCAGCATGTTTTGAAATAGGGACAAGTTCGTAATGCCGTATAAATCCAGAGCACAACAAGCCGCAGTAGCTATTGCTAAAAAGAAAGCAGCAGCTAAAAAGAAACGTACAGGTATGTCAGCAGGTGGATCTACGAGTAAAGTAAATGAAGCTGGTAACTACACAAAACCTGGAATGCGTAAGTCTTTATTCAATTCGATTAAAGCAGGTGGAAAAGGCGGCAAACCTGGACAATGGTCTGCGAGGAAAGCCCAAATGTTGGCTAAACAATACAAAGCCAAAGGTGGGGGCTACAAGTCATGAAGAAGCCTCAGAAGTCCCTAAAGAACTGGACAAAGCAAAAATGGAGAACTTCGGACGGATCTCCCTCAAAGGGTAAAAAGAGATACCTGCCAGATGCAGCATGGAACTCTTTGTCGTCTGGAGAAAAAGCCGCCACTAATAGGGCAAAGGCTAAAGGTAATGCTAAAGGCAAACAATTTGTAAAGCAGCCAAAAAAGATAGCAGATAAAGTAAAACGTTTTAGAGCAGCAGAGGGTGGCATGGCTAAAGGTAAAAAAGTTACCTGTCCAAAATGTAAAGGGGCAGGATGTTCTCATTGTGGTGGAAAAGGGTATCACATGGGTATGAATAAAGGTGGAGATACTGGAAAGAATCCTAATGCAGGTATTGCAGCATTGCGTAAAGTAGCTCCACAAGCAGTAAAAAGAATGGGTTTTAGACACGGTGGCATGGCAAACTGCGGAGCCTCTATGAAACCAGGGCAAAAGTCAAGTAGAGGAAGGTAAACTATGGCTAAGGAATATAAATCAATTTCAGCTGCACGAAAAGCTGGATCTATGTATTATACTGGTAAAGATGGTAAGAAAAAACTTGCTGTCACTAAAGAACAGTTGGATGCTTGGAAAGAAAAGAATAAAGGTAAGTATAAAGGTTCAGCACTTACTGCTTGGGCTAATGCCAAAGGTAAGAATATTGATGGTGCTCCTACTTCTTCTCCACGTCCTAAGCTACGTCCAGGTTCAGAAAAGAAAACTGGTACACCTAGTAAACGTCTAGATACTAAAGGTAAGACACCTGCAGGTAAAACTTACGATAGAGTTAGCCCTAATGCAGCAGCAAGAAAAACTGATGCAGGAGTAAAAAGCATTGTTGCAACTGCTGAAAAAGCAATTCAACAGGCTGAAAAACAAGGTCAAAGAGTTGATAGAGTTAAGAAGATTATGGATGATCTCAAGAATGAGAGGAAAGATGATCCTACAACTCTAGTAGATAACTTGCAAAGATGGATAAAAAACTGGAGAGCTACAAAAGGTACCTCTGGTAAATCTAAAGGTGATCCACGTAAGATGAATAAAGGCGGTATGGCAGACTATCGTAAATCTGGTATGTTCTACGGCGGTATGGCTAAAAAGAGGTAACCATGAAACTAGAAGGTGATAGAGTAGTCAGCAGAATGGGTGATGTTCTAGCTGAAAAGATTAATGGTGTTTGGGAAACTAAAAATCCTGAAGTTCTTGCTTTTCTTGCAGAACAAGAAGAAAAACCCAAACCTAAAGCTAAGAAAAAAGCTGCACCTAAGAAAACTGAAGAAAAGTTAGAAATGGTTCGTGCTCGTGATGAAAATGGACACTTCATTGCTGATGATCCTGAAACTGAAGTCAATGAGGCTTGGGTAGTTAAAACAGCTAAGAAAGTATTGAAGAAGAAATGACATTAGTTACACAGGGTAAGCCATCACGCAAACGTTCTGTGTGGGGCCATAATACAGGAACCACAACAGAAGACGTATATACTTGCCCTGCTAATGCTATAGCAGAGGTTGTCTACATAATTGTAAATAACTCTGGTGGGGCTACTAACACTGTTAGTATTAAATGGTATGATTCTTCAGAAACTTATGCCTCTGGTTTTGTAGAAGGTAAAAGTTTAAATGCAGGAGACTTCTTAGAGTTTCAAGGAATAGAGCTTGTACTAGAGCCTGGAGACAAAATTCAACTTACCCCAACCACTGCAGGGCATATTGATTCTATCGTTACCGTTGTAGAGACCTTTGTTCCTGTAGGGTAACGGGGTTGCAATTTTTATAATAGTATAGTATAACTATATGTGTAAAACTACTCCTGCCCAACAAGGGTATAACATAGGAGTAGAAAATGTTTAAAAAATTCTTTAATAAACTAATTGAAGCAAGACAAGCCCAAGCAAATGCTCGTATTGCTGAAATGCATCTCTGGAGAATGACCGACAGAGAGCTTAACGATCTAGGCATTGGCCGAGGTGACATCAAGAGAGTAGTTCGTGGCGACACGATCTAAACACACAAGGAAAACACACATGGAAAAATACACATCAAATCCGTACCAGATACGGACAGACCTTTTGTCTATGTCAAAAGAAATGCTAGACAAGGCTTATGACACACAGCTTGAGATTGCCAGAACTATGATGGGGCAAACTAAAGAAAATACTGATCTAGCTTTAGAAGCTTGGAAGAAATACATTCCAAAGATGTACACACCTGAAGAAGTTAAAAAGCAAGCAGAGACACTGTACGAGTTTGTAATTAACAACAAGTGAAGTGAGACTTTGGGAGGAGGCTCATGGACCCAGTTACCATAATCAGTGGGGCCACTGTAGCCTTCAATGCACTTAAAAAAGGTTTTGCTATTGGCAAAGACCTGCAGGACATGTCGAGCCAGCTAACTAAATGGGCTGGCCACATGTCTGACCTAGGTCAAGCTGAGAAGCAAGCAAAGAATCCTCCGTGGTGGAAGACACTGGGTGGTTCTGTAGAAGCCGAAGCTATGGAAGTGTTTGCAGCTAAACGTAAAGCTGAACAAATGCGTAAAGAGCTTAAGGACTACATCAGTTTTACTATGGGTCCATCTGCATGGGATGAGCTTGTAGCTACAGAAGCTAAAATAAGAAAACAAAAGAAAGAACAAGAATACCGTAAAGCTGAAATGCAAGAGGCCATAATTACTTGGACTTTATCAGCTTTAATACTCTTAATAGGTTTTGGTATTTTTGGCTTTGTATTATACATGGTGATGTAATGGCTAGAAACCTAACAGAAAAACAACAGAAGTTCCTTGACGTATTGTTTGAGGAAGCTGGCGGCAACCTAGTAAAGGCTAAAAAGCTTGCTGGGTATGCTGATGCTGTTACTTCTAGACAAGTAGCAGAACCACTTGCAGAAGAAATTGCAGAACTGACAAAGAAGTTTATTGCTTCTTCTGCAACCAAAGCTGCATACTCTATGTTTGAGATTATGAATAACCCAACAGATCTAGGAAATAAAGAAAAGATGGCAGCTGCAAAAGATGTCCTAGATCGTGGTGGTTTTGTAAAGACAGAAAAAGTAGAAGTTACTGCTGCAAGTCCACTATTTATCCTGCCACAAAAAGATAATGAGAACGAATAAAACTTGGACCCTACCTAAACCTGAAGTAATTGGTGGTGAGTACGTTTGGAAACCCGTAGTTAGAGTTGGTAGACATGTACCCTTTGGCTATAGACAAGACCCAGATGATTGTGATATACTCCTGCCAATTCCAGAAGAATTAGAATTGTTTGAAAAAGCTAAAGAGTTCCTGAAGTATTATAGCTACAGAGAAGTCTCAGCTTGGCTCAGTACTCAGTCTGGAAGATATATTTCCCACGTAGGATTATACAAGAGAGTTAAAATTGAGCAAAGACGTAAGACAGAAGCTGCAACTCAACGTTACCTCGCCCAAAGGTACAAAGAAGCCCTTGAAAAGGCAGAGAGGCTCGAAGGTAGACAGCTCGGACAAAAAGACTATCTCAACTCCAGCTCAACCGAAGCCTGAAGAATTAGACTTTGAGCAAGCTGCCCGTGAGGTAATCTTTGAACCAAACCCTGGACCACAAACGTCCTTTCTAGCAGCAACAGAACAAGAAGTCCTATACGGAGGCGCAGCAGGTGGTGGTAAGTCGTATGCAATGGTGGCAGACCCAGTTAGGTACTTGGGTAACCCAAATGCACGAATGCTACTTGTTCGTCGTAGTACAGAAGAGCTTAGAGAACTTATATCGGTAAGTAAACAACTCTATCCAAAAGCTATTCCTGGAATTAAGTTTATGGAAAGAGATAAAACTTGGGTAGCTCCGTCAGGTGCTACATTGTGGATGTCATATCTTGATAGAGAAGATGACGTTATGAGATACCAAGGTCAAGCTTTTAATTGGATTGGCTTTGACGAACTTACACAATGGCCGACACCTTATGCATGGAACTACATGAGATCACGTCTCCGTACTACCAAGGCATCTGGTTTGCCACTGTACATGAGAGCAACAAGCAACCCAGGTGGCCCTGGACATCAATGGGTGAAAAGAACGTTCATTGATCCTCAGACTCCAAACCAGTCGTTCTATGCCACTGATGAGAATGGTGACGTGATCACTTGGCCGAAAGGTCATAGTCGAGAGGGTGAGCCACTGTTCAAACGGAAGTTTATTCCAGCCACCCTTTTCGACAACCCTTACCTTTCGGACGATGGTCTCTATGAAGCCAACCTTCTATCTCTGCCTGAACATCAACGCAGACAGTTGCTTGAGGGTGACTGGGACATTAACGAAGGAGCAGCTTTCCCAGAGTTTAACAGAAACATCCATGTTGTTGACCCATACGACATACCAAGCAACTGGATACGTTTTAGAGCTTGCGACTATGGTTATGGTTCCTACACTGGGGTTCTTTGGTTTACTGTAGTTCCAGGATCAGAACAATTAGTAATCTACAGAGAGTTGTATGTATCTAAAGTTACAGCTACAGATTTAGCTGATATAATATTAGAAATAGAAAATGAAGCTGGAGAAAAGATACGGTATGGAGTTCTTGACTCTTCTCTTTGGCATAATCGTGGTGATACTGGCCCTAGCCTTGCTGAACAAATGATTATGAAAGGTTGCCGATGGAGACCTTCAGATAGATCTAAAGGCTCTCGTGTAGCAGGTAAAAACGAAATACACAGACGATTACAGGTTGATGAGTTTACAGAAGAGCCTAGAATGGTTTTCTTTAATAACTGTGTACAAACTATTTCTCAAATACCTAGTCTACCACTTGATAAAAACAATCCAGAAGATGTAGACACACATGCAGAAGATCACTTGTATGATGCTCTTAGATACGGTATAATGACAAGACCTCGCAGTAATATATTTGACTTTGACCCTGCATCTCAAAGAACAGGCTTTCAAGCATCAGATCCCACATTTGGATACTAAGGATAGAAAATGGAAGAAGATTTTGAAGATATGATGATGGATATGGAAGAGGCTTCTGCTGTAGAAGATGTTGCAGAAGAAGACTATACCGATCCAGTCACAGGTCAAATTGTCCAATTTATCAAAGACAAATACAGTAAAGCTGAAACATCTCGTCAGCTAGACGAAGAACGTTGGATTCAAGCTTACCGTAACTACCGTGGTATCTACGGTCCTGATGTACAATTTACTTCTACAGAAAAATCTAGAGTATTTGTAAAGGTTACTAAAACAAAAGTACTTGCTGCATATGGACAGATTGCAGAAGTGCTATTTGGTGGTAACAAATTTCCTATTACCATTGACCCTACAACTTTACCAGAAGGTGTAGAGGAAGTAGTCAACTTTGAAACTAACGAGCAAATGCGTAAAGCTGTTAGTGAAGAGATGGCAAAACTACTTCCAGGAGAAACTCTTCCAGAATATAAAGAACGTCTTGGAGCATTATCAGGTAAACTAGAACCTGTGATTGATGATGTAAAACCTGGAACTAATGGCAGTCCTTCTGCTGTACAGGCATACCCTGCAGAAGTTTCTGCTAAAAAGATGGAAAAGAAAATTCATGATCAACTAGAGGAATCACATGCTAAGAAGCATCTTCGTGCTGCAGCTTTTGAGTCTGCTCTATTTGGTACTGGTATTATGAAAGGCCCGTTTGCTGTAGATAAAGAATATGCAAACTGGGACGAAAATGGAGAATACTCTCCAGTATTTAAAACAATTCCACAAACTACTTCTGTATCTATTTGGAACTTCTATCCAGATCCCGATGCAGCTACTATGGAAGAAGCAGAGTATGTAATTGAACGTCACAAGATGTCTCGTTCTCAAGTACGTGCTTTAAAGAATCGTCCATACTTCCGTCCAAATGCTATTGATAATGTCCTACGTCTTGGCGAAGACTACCGCAAAGAGTGGTGGGAACATATCATGGAAGACAACTCCGAAGAAGATAGAGCTGAACGTTTTGAAGTTCTGGAGTTCTGGGGTTTTGTGGACAAAGAGATTATTGAAGATCAAGGGGTAGACATCCCCTCAGAATTAAAAGATGCAGAACAGTTAAGTGTAAACATCTGGATTGCAAACGGTCAAGTGCTACGACTAGTAATGAACCCGTTTACTCCTGCTTACATTCCTTACTTTGCTGCACCTTACGAAATGAATCCATACAGCATCTTCGGTGTAGGTATTGCTGAAAACATGGATGACACCCAAACACTTATGAATGGCTTTATGCGTATGGCAGTAGACAATGCTGCCCTATCTGGCAACTTGCTTATCGAGGTAGACGAGACTAATCTCGTCCCAGGGCAAGACCTCTCCGTGTATCCAGGCAAAGTGTTTAGGAGACAGGGAGGGGCACCTGGTCAAGCTATTTTTGGCACTAAGTTCCCCAACGTATCCAACGAGAACATGCAGATGTTCGATAAGGCGAGAGTACTAGCAGATGAATCAACTGGCTTCCCTTCCTTCGCACATGGTCAGACAGGCGTACAGGGAGTGGGCCGTACTGCCTCTGGTATTTCTATGCTCATGTCTGCTGCCAACGGCAGCATACGGAATGTAGTTAAGAACATTGACGACTACTTGCTTGCACCACTGGGTAAAGCATTCTTTAACTTTAACATGCAGTTTGACTTTGATAGTGACATCAAAGGTGACCTAGAAGTTAAAGCTCGTGGTACAGAAAGCTTAATGGCTAACGAAGTACGTAGCCAACGCCTAATGCAATTTATGCAGGTTGTGGCTAATCCAGCTCTTGCACCTTTTGCCAGAATGGATTATATTGTTCGTGAGATTGCTAAGTCTATGGATCTTGATCCTGACAAGGTTGGTAACAACATGGCAGAGGCAGCAGTCCAAGCAGAAATACTTAAAAAGTTCCAAGCTGAGAATCCACCTCCAGCTCCACCTCCAGGTGCTCCACAGCCAGGAGGCCCACAGCAAGCTCCTGCAGGGGCACAGGTACAGGATACCCAAGGTAGTGGGGGTGGTACCATAGGAACAGGAACGGCCCCTACACCAGGAGAACAGGGCTTCTCAGGTAACACTGGCCCACAGGTACAATGAAACTCGTCGTGAATAATACTTTAAAACCTTTTGTAAACAATCCAGAAATGTACAACCCGTTTTTGGAAGAAATCATGAAACGAATTGATAACGTACACAAACGCCTTGAGCAGATTACAGATGTAGAAGAACTGTACCGTGCTCAGGGTGAAATACGTGTGCTTAGATCCTTATTACTTCTTAGGGAACATGTAAATGGCTGATACTGCTAGACAGACATCTGAGGCTTTTGGTGATCTGGAGTTTGAATACAACTTAAAACAGTTGCTAGATAAAGACCCTATTGCTGCTTTAGGTTTTGATCCAGCTAAAGCCAGTTATACTGTTCCTCAAGGGGATAAGTACGGTACAAAGTATTCTCGTGAAGAAGATACTTTATTTTATGGTCCTGATACAGGTTCTTCAAAAGATATTCTTGTACATGAGTTTAGGCACAGGGGTCATCAACTACTTAGAAACGAGATTGAAAAAAATCCCAAAGCTTTTGTTGAAAAATATGGTCAAGATGTTGTAGACTTTTTAACTGGTAAATTTTCAGAAACTGAGGGTAAACTTTATCCTGGAGATCGTCAAGAAGAGTTTAGAACAGAACTTAGTGACAATCTAGAAGCTACTTTTAAAAAACCCAGACCTTCTGAAGAAAAACTTTTACAAGGTATTAAAGACAGTTTAGGCGATTCAGCAAATCTGTTTAATGACGAAGAGCTAATGGCTCTAGCTGTAAAAAACTATGTTAAAAATGTAGACAACACAGGCTATGTAAAAGACACAACAGAGCTTGTTACAAAAGAAGATCAAGAAAAGTATAAAAATATTTTAACTAAAGTACGTCAAGCAGCCTCAGATATCTTGCAGCAGAGAAAAGGGTATGATCAAGGCGGTACAGTTGGTAAAGTTTTAGACTTCCTTACAAGCCCTCTTACAGGTGACTATAGAAAGAAAGAGCCTTTAAGTGTTCAGATGGCTGATGTAGGTGTAGAGTTTACACCTGCTGGTACAATCTTTGGTATTAATGATATTAAAGAGGAGCTGCAAAAAGAAGAGCCAGATTACTATAAAATAGGTATGATGGCTGGAGCCGAAGCTGTTGGGCTTATTCCAGGTTTAGGTGATGCAGCAGTAGCAGCTATCAAAGCTGGTGCCAAGAAAGCTGGACTAGACAACGTTGCAAATCAAGTTGATTCTTTGTTAAGTGGTCCTAAAGCAGACGATGCTGTAAAAACTGAAGTATTTGGTGGAGTTGGAATGAAAGGCGTTTCAACAGATCCAAACTTTAAAATGGCACAGAAGCTTTTAAAAAAGAAAATAAAAAGTAGGAAGTCTTCTGATCTGACTGCTGCTGCAGATCAAAAAGCTTTAACAGAAGGTCCAATTCCAAGAATTGTAAATAAAGAAATCTGGGAAGAAACGGGTTGGTTTGTAAATCCTTTAGATGGACAGTGGCGTTATTATTTAGACGACAGGGATTCTGTTTTAACTTCTTTTGAAGAAATATTTAAACCTAATGGTGAATTTAATTTTAAACAGCTTAATCAGTCTAATCTTCCTGAAGATCAGGCTAAGAAAGTTACATTAGGAAATTTGCTTCAACATAATAATTTGTATGAAAGATATCCCGACTTAAAGGATAGGGAAATTCATTTCTTTGCAGATAATAGTGAAAGTGGAAAGAAACTACTAGGCAGAGTTACAAATCAAAAAATCTATATAAACTTGGCTGGAGAAAAGTATAAAGACTTTGAAGATATTCATGATGTTCTTTTGCATGAAATTCAACACGTAATCCAAAGAAAAGAGGGCTTTGTACCTGGGGCAAGTGAAACCCAGATTCCAGAAGAGCTTGTGGTAAAAAGAGATTCTGAGATAGCTAACTTAAGAAAACCTATTCAAGCAGAAGTAGACCAATTAAAACGAGAAGAGGCAGCTATTCGAGGCAGAATCCTAGAAGAAGTTGAAAATGCAAAGACACCTCTTCCAGGTTTGACAGCTGAACAGGAATTAGAGATATTTAGAGCAAAACCTTATAATCCTGAGACAATGGGTAATGAAGGTCCATCTTGGGCTGCACTAGGTAGAGAATATGGTGTTTCTCCAAAAATAGCTCAGAAAGCTTGGGGTCGAGTAAATATGCTCGACTATCTACGTGGTAAAGAAAAAGAACTTGATCAAGCTATTGCTATGAAGCAAGCTGAATTATTTGGGTTAGACAATGAGTCTTTTAATATAGAGACAAACTTCTATGAAGGTGCTGGCGGAGAAATCGAGGCAAGAACTGTTCAAAGTATGTTTAGAGGTGCTGGAGACGGAGAGTTTCCGTTAGACACCCAAACTAATATGCTTAGTGTTGAAAGACCTACTGTATTTAAGTACAGAGGCGACGAAGGTGTAGATGCAATTAACTATGAGCAAAAGCCTAGGAAAGAGCCTGAAAAAGCTCAGACTTCTTCTATACTAGAAAAGATTAGGAATAAAGTAGGGTTAGCCGAAGGAGGCGAAGTAGCAATGAATCAACAAATGAGTTTTGCATTCGAAGACGGTGGTCTTCGTGACGATGGCATGGAACAAGACCCTGTATCAGGAAACGAAGTGCCTCCAGGATCTACAGCTAAAGAAGTACGTGATGATATTCCTGCTCAGTTGTCTGAGGGGGAGTATGTAGTTCCTGCTGATGTCGTCAGATACTACGGTGTAAAATTCTTTGAGGATCTACGAGACAGAGCAAAAATGGGCTTGCAGGATATGGAAGCTCGTGGTAGAATTGGTGGTGAACCCGTTCCTGCTGGTGGTCCTATGAATGATGATGATCTAAGTCCTGAAGAAATGGCTGCTATCAGAGAGATGATGGGCATGGCCGAAGGTGGTACTGTGAATATGTACAAGCAACAACAAGACTTGTACAGTGCACCTAACCAAGCTGTTGGAAACAACATGATGAATACTGGTGGCCAAGTCAGAGGTTATAACAGTTCTAGTGTTGTCACTAACCCTACTAATACTGGACAAAATTTTGAACAACAAATCCTAACTGCAGGACAACAAGCTCAACAAAATCCATTTAGTCCATCTCCATTAGGCAGTTCTTTATTCCAACCTGCTGGCACAAAAATGGCTGAGATAACAACTCCTAAGACGTTTACTCCAGTTAAAATGATTAACCTACAAACTAATCATTCAGTAATGGCAAACACTCAGAAAGAGTTTGATGATTATGTTTCTAAGGGATACATCGTAGATGATGGAACACTTAAACCAAAAGGAGAAGGCTCTGGTGGCTCAGGGGGTAGTGGCGGTACCACAACTGAGACAGAACCTTATAAAGAGTTTGTAAACAGTGTTCAGTGGAACTCTGAAAAAGCTGTTATGGAGTTCATTAATGGTGTTAATACATCACCAATGGAAAAAGACAAAAGTAATACTAGAGCCATTCTTGGAGGTATTACTGGAGGGATTCCAGGAGCAATTATAGGTGGTCTAACTGCTCCAGGTACTATGGAAGCACTAACTAATATTGCTCAACTTAGAGCTACTCAAATGGTTGCTAAAGCAAAAGGATTTGATGGAGCATATGATGCAGCAGAAAAAGCTATTGCAGACATTATTAAAAATAGCCCAGGTGTCATAGATAAACTAGATGACTATTTAGCTACAGGTAAAGGTATGTTTGCTGCTATTGAAAAGTCAGAAGTTTATCAGTCACCTACCGTAGCTGCTACATCTGGAGATGATGATACAGGGCCAAGTGCTGCAAGATTAGCTCAGGAGCAACGTGCAAAAGAAAATGATTGGAAATATGATCCAGATCCTAAGTTCTATGATAAAGAACCTACAGGAAGTTTAGCTTCTACGGTAGCTGCTGCAAATGCTGCTGCAGGAAATGAATCACCAGGTGGTTCAGGTGGATCTGTTAGCTCTACAATTACTGGTGCAGGTACAGCAGAGCAGGAAGTTTCTGGTGGTACAACAGCCGAACAAGAGTATGTTACATCTGCTGCAGCAGGTAATAAAGGTGGCTTAATGAATAAAGCTGCAACAAAGAAAAAGGCAAAACGCCAATACAAAAAAGGCGGACTGGCAAATAAAAAATAAGGCTACCCAGCTACGGCTGGCCCCAACATAAGGAGAAATAAATGCCTGAACTAGCAGAAGTAGAAACCCAAAAAACAGCAGGTTTTGTTGATCGGGGTTATAACTACGAAAAAAAACGTAAACGTATGGAAGATGAGGAAGAGGAGATTAAACGTCTTGAAGCTCAACAACGTGGCGAAGAATCTGAATCAATCGAAGAAGAAACTACCGAAACGGAAGAGACCAATACAGAAACTGAAGAAACAACGTTATCTGCAGAAGAAAGATCTTTTAAGAAGAGATATGGTGATTTAAGACGACACATGCAAGAAAAAGAAAAGGAATGGAACGAGAAGTTCGAAGCCTTTGAAAAACGCATGGAAAAAGAATCTATCGTTCCTCCAAAGTCCGATGAAGATATTGAAGAATGGGCAAAGCAATATCCAGACGTAGCAGGTATTGTAGAAACTATTGCTGCTAAAAAAGCTCAGGAAATGTTTAGTAAAGCAGATGCTAGACTAAAAGAGTTAGATAAAGCACAGTCAGAAGCAGAACGAGTCAAAGCTGAAAATGCTATTCGTAAAGCACACGAAGACTTTGATGATCTACGTTCTTCTGATGAATTTCATAACTGGGCTGAGGAACAGCCTAAGTGGGTACAAGATGCACTATACGAAAATGCAGACGATCCTGCATCAGTAGTACGTGTTATTGACTTGTACAAAGTAGATAAAGGCCTTACTAAAACTGCAAAGAAAGCTAAGGCTAAAGACGCAGCCTCAACAGTCACAAGACGTAGTAAAACGTCTGTAGATGTAGATGAGTCTGGGGACACTATTCGTGAATCAGATGTAGCAAAGATGTCAGACAAAGAGTTTGAAGCTAAATCTGAGGAAATCAACAAAGCTATCCGTTCGGGTAAATTTGTTTACGATGTATCTGGCAATGCTAGATAAGCTGTTGACAACTAATAAATCAACAGTATAACTATAGGCACAGGGACAAAAGCCTCTTTTTGACTACCTTTTGTCTCGGCCAAATTTCACACAAAAGTCTAAACTATAAAAGAACTACCTGTTCAAGTATAGGCCCAGTATATACTCGGTAGGCCAACTGAGTATTATCTGCACCCTAGAAAACGTACAGCCTCTTTAAAGGTGTTTAGCTTCATTATAAGCCAAATATCATGGAGGATTTTCAAATGGCTTTTACATCCGCAGCAGGTCACGGAAATTTACCTAACGGTAATTTCAGTAGTGTGATCTACTCCAAAAAGGTGCAGCTTGCATTTCGCAAGTCTACCGTAGTAGGAGATATTACAAACTCTGATTATTTCGGAGAAATCAGTGCACAAGGTGACACTGTCCGTATCATCAAAGAACCTGAGATTTCGGTCTCGTCCTATGCTCGTGGCACACAGATCACAGCACAAGATCTTGATGATGAGGACTTCTCTCTAGTCGTTGATAAGGCAAACTATTATGCCTTCAAGATCGACGATATCGAAGAAGCTCACTCACACGTAAACTTCATGGACCTTGCGACCAACCGTGCGGCATACCGTTTGGCTGACCAGCATGACCAAGAAGTTTTAGGTTACCTATCAGGGTACTCACAGTCTGCACTACATAGTGCTGCTGATGCAGTTAACACAACTGTAAACGGTACTAAAGCAGTTTCAACTGCAGGTTCTGACGAACTACTTTCTTCAATGAAACTAACTCGTCCTAACTTTGGTAACTTGACAACAGCAGGTTCAACAGGAGACTCTATTCCTGTAGCTGCTCGTCTACCAGGTGCAACAGCCCTGCCAACAGGTTACGTATCACCTAACATGATCGTAGCTCGTATGGCTCGTCTACTTGATCAACAACAAGTTGACAAGAATGGACGGTGGCTTGTAGTTGATCCAGTATTCATGGAAATTCTACGTGACGAAGATTCACGTCTTCTAAACGCAGACTTCGGTGAATCAGGTGGTCTACGCAACGGTCTAGTCATCAACAACTTGCATGGCTTCAGAATCTATCAGTCTTCAAACCTACCATCAGTTGGTACAGGTTCTGACACTGTAGATAACTCTGCACAGTCAAGCAACTTTGGTGTGATCGTTGGTGGTCATGACTCAGCAGTAGCAACTGCAGAGCAGATCA